GGCCTTTCCATACATACGCAGGCGCAGGATCGCAGGCGCACAGCTTGATGGTCCGTGTTTCGTGGATCACCGCCGCTTTTCCACCCTCAAATAAAAATACATCACCGGTCGAGGGATCATGGACCAAGAAAAAACTTGCGCCGCCACAGCGCGTATGTGCCAAATGCCAAGCAATTTGCGATGTTGATAAGGTTATGCGACCGTTTTTAATTATCTTTAACTCGCACCAAACCGGCACACCATTCATGCACAAATATACGTCCGGCATTCCCTGTCCGGCGCGGTTTTCAATCCGCTGGAAGTGGGTCTTCTTCGGTAAATTCTGCTTCAATGAGTTCCACAGGCTGCGCTCCGTCTTTGGCATCTTCCACTCTTTTCATGTTGTCGAAGGCATGGGGATATTCTTCACGGATGGCGGCGAGTCGGGCAACAATGTCTTCACGCGAAAGCTGGTCAAGTTGGTGAACGTGAGTCGATTCCCGCCGGTCGATGGTCAGGCCACCAAGTGCGGACCTAATCTTCTCGGCATTGATAGCAGCAGAAAACTGTCCCGCCTCTTCGGCAGCGAGGGACAGGTCTTCAAACCGCTTCAACTGATTCAGCAGCGTGACACCGTATCTACGTTCCCGCGCTTGCCGCAATTCTTTGATCAGCTTCGGCACCTCTGGGAATGTCTTGCCGTCGAGAAGTTTCGCCGCCTGCGTGTTGGCACTGCCCTCGGCATAGCCAGCTTTCCTCGCGCACTCGGTGTTGCTGTATATGCCCTCGACATAATACTTGGCAAATTCTCGTTGCCGGTTCGTCAGCCCGGCTGGTCTACCTACCTTGCCCATAGCGATATTTTTTGCCCTTTGCAGTTTGAAAAACCAAAAACCAACGCCCACCCCGACTCATAAGTGTTACAGCGGTACAGAAGTGATACAGCTAGAACCGCTGCTCACCAAGGGTTGTATCGTTTGTACCGTTTGTATCACCATTTTCAAAAATTTTTTATTGAAAGCAACAACCCGGAGAAAATCGTTTTATGCTGTGGTTTTGTTGTTGACTATCACCAACCATTTGTTACTGTAACTTATCAACCCTTGATGATCCTTGGTCCGTGGACCGTGGACCAACTACACAGGAGAAAAGATATGCCGAGATATTACGCAAAGCAAGAAGTGCTTGATGACGCTGGCGGATACGTCGCTGACCGTTTGTTGCCTGTATGTGATTCGATTCGTGTCTTGGAGCGGAAGCTGCTGCGGGATCGTGAAGTCTTCCCACTGAAGGAAGGTCAGAGGTACGCCGGTCGGATTTATGTCTACCGTGTGGTTCGCAATCACAGGACGGTGCCGCATGGCATTTATGTTGTTGACAATAACAAGCTGAAGAAGATGAAGCGCATGACGTTTGTCGAGTTCAGCATCGAAGCGGAGGATCGTTACGATGGGTAGGGTGAAGAGTTGGCTGATGGGCATGGAAGAGGATGCCCTGTGGATGAGCCGTGATTCGTGGGCCGCTGAACATGGCGCGATGCATCTGCAAGTTTACGATGATGTTCAGGGTCGGATGTCTCACAGTCGTGATCAGAGTCGGATTGAGGCGGCAGAGGCAGAAGTTGATGCCTACATCGACAGGCTAAATGGAGTCGTATGATGATCAAGACGTACAAGATTCGCGATGTCGAAGATGGGTCTGTCTATCCGATGACATTGCCGATGATACTGGAAGAGATAAATCGGGATAGATCACCCGAGTGGACAAACTACGACGAGACTGATTGGCGTGAAGGTTTGGCAGAATTTACGACCTACGAGGTGATGGAAGATGACTGAACGAGTAAGGGTGGCTCCGCCGTGGGTGCGTGGTGATAAGAAGCACGGAAGTCCCGAGGACCGTGGATCGGCGGACAGGTATTATGGTCGGCGGTACAACCCGCACTGGCACTGGTACAGCGATCATGGCTGTCAGGTTGTGGAGTCTGAGCACATGACTGTCGAGGAAATTGCTGAATACAACAAGGGCTACGACGGTGAGACAGGCGAGAAGGTCTGGTTCGAGCCGGAGCCACAGATGGAGGACTATTGATATGGCAGCGAGAATCATTGAGGCCGAGTACAACGTGTTCGCCACACATTTCTGGGAGATCAAGGAGATCGAGGACTGGCCTGCCGACGAGGAGGGTGAGCCGCGTGATCTTGCACACGCTCATGACTTCTACATCAAGTGGGGCCTGCTGCATGTGCAGTGGGACAAGGACGAGCCACATGTCGAGTACGAGCCGACTGCCGAGGAGAGTGGTGACGGCATGGACTACAAGTGGCCTGACGCCGAGTACATTGATGGCGAGAGGATGGATTAGAGTATGTCCCAAGATTCTAGGTCTGTGGTTTGCAGCAAAAAGCTGAAGTTCAAAGACTGGGATGCGTTTCATGAAAGGATAGCGCATGTGGCCCAGAACCCAAACGATATGACACCGCAAGAGATGTTGTCGTCGTATTTTCTAAACAAAGTGTTTTGGGAAAAGTTTGGCAAAGGTCGGCACGAATTATTCGTGCGTCACTGGGTGATCCGGAAGAAGATTCACAACGGCACATACAAGAGCAACAGCGGCAAGCGCATGGGGCACTTCACACCGTTTTTCCGGATTAAGAACAGGCAAACAGGGAAGATTCGGCACATTGGCATGGGACTTCTCACAATGGTTCTGGAGCGTGAGATGAAATATCGTCCGAACAGGCGCAACGATCCGGATCGCAACTGAAGACGAAACCTACAGAAGGGAGGTTTTAGGTGAAGATACGAGCAACAGGTCCTCTCCGGCGTGAGGTGCATAACAGTAGGGTTGATGCATTTGACCCCAACATGAGGTCCAACCTATCGGCGAGAACATTACGCCGTCTAGACAGGAAGCTGAAAAAAAGGAAGGTAAAGAAACATGAGCGTATACGATAAGCGAGTGACGCGCGACATGCGTCAGACCATGCTGAAGATTCACAACGATCTGAAGCGGATCAAGAACACGGTCGAAGAGTGCAATGACATGTGGATTTCGGACCTACGGAGGATCGATGAGATCGTCCACGAGCTACACAAGGAGTTCGAGTTCAAGCCGCCAGCAAAGCATGGTGCGTACTGGTCGGACTGGATGTTTGCCGAGGAAGTTCCAGAAGACGACGATGATGACAGTTGAACAGGGAGATGGCACGATGGCCAAGCGTATTGCGCTTGGCCTGTGCCCGAAGTGTGAGACAGCCTTGGACCCTGGACCGGCGACCGTGTGCCGATGTTGTGGGTTACAGATTGGCGGTGTACTTAAACCCACCAGTAGTACACCGTTGGTGGATATCAACGATGTCATCAGCAATTCTGGGTCATTACAATGAGGCAGCTTGTAGTTTCAGGTGTCATCAGTTACCATCAGGAAACTTGTGATAAATGTGGTGACCGAGGAGACGTAATCTGGAGAGATGGGCACTTGTGTGCGCCATGTTATTTCAAGGAGGTTGGTCATGAACCAAACAGAGTTAATGCCAGAGGCAAAAACCGAGCAAAGCATGGAGTGGAGCACCGCCGTGCAAGTTATCGACTGGTGTGTTAGCGAGATGCTCGACAAAATTCACGAGTGGCCCGACGACTATGGTCCGGGCCGGTCCGAAGAAGTCATGGAAGCATGGCAGAGGATTCTGAGGGGGTAGTGTCATGGAAGTCGCGTTTTTGATTGTCTTTCAGTTTTGCGTACAGGTTGCTGGTCCACCTCGATGTGGATACGTCGAGGATGAGTGGGGGCCGTACGCTACAGAAGAAAGATGCAAGGAGCGAGTCCACGAAATTATGGACTACATGAAGGAAAACATGCCCCCCGGCTCGTTTGTAGCACAAGGGTCATGTGTCCGGATCGAGGGGAAGAAACTTTGAAACAGCGAGATCCAAACTGGAAAGCTATCCGGCGCCACAATGTGGTGCCGGACAAGCGCGATAAATTGATAGAAGATATTCATACTGCAATGGTCAATAACATGACCAACCGCTGCGTTCGGTGTGGCACACCTCTTGCTTCTGTTGTAGAAGTTCACGGCCACAGTCAATGTTCCGTCTGTGGTAGCGTGATCGATGACTGTTGCCAAGGAGAGTGTGCCAGTGACTGACGACAACATTATCTATTTCTCGAAAGATCAACCCAACATCGAAAAGATTGACGCTTCTGCGGTTCAAGTCTTGTGTGACCTTGCAGGCCGGCATTTGGATGACATTGTCATCCTCGGTTCCGACAAGGACACTGGTGCCATCAAGATGATGACGACACAGGAGGATGTCGCTGACATCCTTTTCTATTTGGAGGTTGCCAAGAAGGCGATCCTGGATCAGGGCGTCCATGATGGTGAAGTTTAACTACCGTACGGAGCCTTACGCACACCAGCGCGTGGCTCTCGAACGCTCGTACGACAAGCACAACTACGCATATTTTATGGAGATGGGATGTGGCAAGTCGAAGGTACTTATTGACAACGTGGTCTGGCTCTACGAGCAGGGCCGCATTGACACAGCGGTTATTGTTGCGCCGAAAGGTGTTTACCGCAACTGGGAAACGTCGGAGATTCCCACCCATTTCCCGGAAGCCATTCCGCACGAGATTTATGTATGGAATCCGAGTCCCAACAAATCGCAGGCCGAACGTCTCAAGTCTGGCGTTCAAGAGCGTGGTATCCTCCGCATCCTTTTGGCAAACGTGGAAGGGTTCGCGTCTAAAAAGCTGCCCGCATTTGTGGGTGCGTTCACACAGGGCAGCACTTTCCTACTTGCTGTTGATGAGTCCACTACAATCAAGAATCCCAAAGCCAAGCGCACTAAGACGATGGTCGTCTTCGGTAAAAAAGCTGCATATAAAAGAATCCTCACCGGCTCTCCGGTCACCAAATCACCATTGGACCTATACGCGCAATGCGGATTCATGGACAAGAAGCTTCTTGGATTCGACTCGTTCTATTCATTTCAGGGACGATATGCCGTCACAAAAACGCAACGCATGGGGTCGCATAGCTTCCTTCAAATCGTGGGCTATCGGAACCTTGAAGAACTATCGACGAAACTTGACACGTTTTCCTACCGGGTCACCAAGGACGAAGCACTAGACTTGCCTGACAAGGTGTACACCACCCGAGAGGTGGGCGTGACCGACGAGCAGCGTCAGCACTACATGACCTTGAAGAAGTCC